TATCTTAAAGATAAGTATAACATGGATTTTAAAGTTCCTATGAAAGTAGATGTAGAAGTCGGCGATTCATTTGGGAGCGTTGAAGAAGTAGAATTTGACAGTAACCTAAATCCTATTAATATAGCAGAATTAATATAATGAGAAAACCTAAAGACTATCAATTAATGCTCCTCACGGATATTCATCTAAGGAGTGACTATATCCCAGGATTCTTAGATAAGCAAGTAGAGACATTAACCAAGTTAGTAAATAAGAAGCCGCCTGACGGAGTCGTAATTAACGGAGACATCTTCCACAAGAGAAATCCCAGAGGGGAAGAACTATTAGCCTTTGGTAGGTTATTAGACTCGTTTAAGTGTAAAGATATTTTTGTAAATACCGGTAATCATGATAGAATTAAAAAGGATGGAAGTTCATATACTACCCTATCCCTCTTCACTGATAAAGCTCGTATTATAACTGAATCTGAAACGATTAACATTGGAGGTGTGAACTTTGATTTTATCCCTCACTATGAAGATGAGGCAAAGATTGTAGAAGCTGTAAAGAAGGCTAAGAATCATGTATTCGGACACTTTGGATTTGAAGGGTGTGTATCCAACGGTACTTACTTATATGAATCTAAGCTTAAGCGGTGGCACTTTCCTAAAGATAAGCTAACCTTTCTAGGTCATATCCATAAGCCTAAAATTTATGATAATAGAATCCATGTCCTGGGAACCCAGTACTCCAATTCTTTTGGAGAGGCTAACGCACTTAAATTCCTACATACACTAGTTATAGCTAAAGATAAGTCTGTTCAAGTAGTTCGTAAGCCTATTGATATAGGCATTAGACACGTAACAGGTACCATTGATGAGTTAGCTAAGCTAAATAAAAAGTTTAAATTTAACCAGTTCTTTACTATTCTAAGATTAAGTATTGACCGTTTAGATGAATACGTAGAACGACAACTACATGATAAGATTATTCAAGATTATGATATAGCTTATTTGGATATTGCATTTGAGGATATTTTACCTAAGTTCCTATCCGAGTATACTCCGGACACAAAAATATTTACATTAGATGATGGTGTAATCAACGATTACTTAGACTCCAAAGATTCAATCTTTTCAAAAGATGAATTATTAGACGCTCTAAAAATAATTAAAGACGATGAAAATTAATTCAATTAAAATAGAAGGATTCCTTTCGGTTAAAGAAGCAGAGATAAATTTCGATAACTATTTCGGAATTACTAACGTAGTCGGTTTAAATGAAGATACTAATCCTATCTCCTCGAATGGAGCAGGTAAATCTACAATTATAGAAGCTGTTTCATTCGCATTATTCGGTAAAACAATCAGGAAAACTACTGAGAAAAATTTACGTTATTCTTTGGCGAAAGTTCCATGTAAGGTAACGATTACTGTAAATGACAATGTAGTGATTACTAGAACTAAGAAACCTCCTTCTCTTTTAGTAGAAGTAGATGGAAAATCTTATACTAAAGAAGGTATTTTACCAACTCAAGAATACTTAGAGAAGTTTTTGAATATCAATTATAATGTATTCTTAGCTTCCATGGTATTCGGACAGCAGAACTCTATGAACTTTCTTTCAGCAACTCCAGAGGAGAAGCGCTCGATTATCCAGAACTTCCTAAACATCTCAGACCTGTTTAAACATCGGTCAAAGATTAGGTCATTAAAGACCACGTTTAGTAATGAGAAAAAGGTAGCATCTACTCTACAAGCTGAATCTATGCAAAAGGTAACCAACCTTAAAGGGACTAATAAAAAATTAAAAAATGCGCTAGACCGGGGAGAAGAAACATTAAAAGAATCAGACATTACCTTTGTAAAGAAGTTCTCAATGACCGAACTACAGGATATTGAGCAGAAGAGGGCTGAAATGGTATTAACTTGCCAAGGGGTAGAGAACAAGATAAGTACAGCTTTAAGTACTATTACACGTTTAAAAGGTAATATTCAAAAGTATGAAGAAAATACTACATGTGAACATTGTAATAAGAAACCTAGAGTTATATGGGAACAGCTTGAATCTGATAAGATTGAAATAGAGAAAGCCTACCTTACACGGGATAAGCTAAGAAAGAAATTAGCTAAACTTAACAAAGAGGTTGATAAGTTTCATATCCCAATATCCTCTAGTGATTTTGAGCTAATTGAAAACCTAAAAGGTATTGAGACCGAAATTAAAGTTATTAAGAAGCAGATTAGAAATCAGCAAACTATCTCTCGAAGGCACTCTGTAGAAATGGAGGAAGCTCAAAAGAAATACGACCTTATGAGGTTTTGGGAGCAAGCGTTCTCCGAGCAAGGTCTTATTAAATATATCATTCGTAATATTTTAGAATTTTTCAATACACGTTCTAATTATTACTTGAATATTCTATCTCGGGGAGTATTCTCGATTGAGTTTGATGATATTTTAAATGAAACAATTTCAAACGGTTTAGGTAATGTTGCCTTTGATACATTATCTGGAGGAGAGAAGAAAAAAGTATCCCTCGCTGTGATGTTATCACTAAACGACCTGCTCCGCCTATCTGGAAAGGAAAAATCTAATATCATCTTCTTTGACGAGGTAGCCGATTCTTTAGACAGGGAAGGGGTTAAAGGACTATGCGAACTTATTGATGAATTAAAGGAAGATAAAAAAGTCTTTATTATTTCTCACAATGAACATTTAACGTCTATAATAGAGGACGAGGCTACAGAATTAGTAGTAAAAAAGAAGCAAGGAACTACATCTTTCGCTTGATTCCTACCTAAATAAGGTACCAAACAACAAAATTATGATTAAACCATTCGGAAACAGATTATTAGTCCGTCGTAAGAAAGCGGAAGCCCAAACAGAAGGGGGAATTATCCTCCCATCTGAAGTTACAGACAAGAAATATAACGAAGGAACTGTAGTTCGTACTTCAGATGATTGTAAAATCTCTGGAGGGGATTATGTAATTTTCGGAGATTATTCTGGTAATGAAATTTACGATACCAGTACAGAAGAAATGCTTGTACTCATCATGGAAGATGATGTTATTTGTACTATTACGGAGGACGAGTAATGGGTTACGATATACCTGAAGGCTCCCTCCAAGAATCCATCTTCATGGATAAGTACGCATATCCAGGAGAGACTAAGTGGAAGCAACTCGCTAAGAGAGTTTCTAAAGCTGTTGCACTTCCTGAAAATGAGGAAGTTAGGGAGCAAGTAGAGAAGAAATTCTTTGAGGCTATTAACTCAGCAGACTTCTGTCCAGGTGGACGTATTCTGTTCGGAGCAGGTCGTAATAAGTATAACATGCTTAATTGCTATGTTCTTGACCCAGAAGATTCGGTGGAAAGCATTGGTAAGACCATCGCAGATATGTATAAGATTTCATGTGCAGGTGGTGGAGTAGGGTTTAATTTCTCAAAGATTAGACCTAAAGGAGACGATATTCAAAACATTAAATGGTCAGCTCCCGGCTCTATCTCTGTTATGAAAATGATTAATGAGATTGGAGAACATGTTCGAGCAGGTAAAAACCGCCGAACCGCTTTGATGTCAATTCTTGAAGTTAGCCATCCAGACTTCTTAGAGTTTTTAGAGGTTAAGTTAGACCGTAAAGAACTTACTAATTTCAATATCTCAGTTGCCATAAATAACAGATTTATTGAGGCTGTAGAAAATGATGAAGATTGGTACTTTACCTTTGGCGGACGTCACAATAAATATTTTATGTATACTGTAGACCGTACTAGTGAAAACGGTGAAGTTGACCAAGTTAAAGTCGTAGCTAAAGATGGGGAAGATGCTTTAGGTCGCGCAGACCAAAATCATAAGGCTGGGTGGTCTGATACATTCTCCAATGCTGTTAAAGCTCCTTTAAAAGCTAAAGAGATTTGGGAAAGACTTTTAGATAACGCAGTTGAATCTGGTGAACCTGGAGTGTTCAATGTTGATTTAGCTAACGAGTATACTAATGTATCTTACTTTGAAGAAATGCCCGCTACAAATCCTTGTGGGGAGATTACTCTTCCTGCCTATGGTAACTGTTGTTTGGGTCATGTTAACTTGGCTAATATGGTAGACATGGATGGTAAGATTGATTATCGTAGACTTGCTCGGACAATTAGAACCGGAGTTAGGTTCTTAGATAATGTACTAACAGCTAATACATTCCCAATTAAAGAATGTGAAGAAGTAGGTTTGCGAAGCCGACGAATTGGACTTGGGGTTACAGGGCTGCATTACTTCCTAATTAAAGCTGGATTTAAGTATGGGTCTGAAGCGTGTTTAGAATTCCTTGAACGTCTATTTTCAACTATTCGAAATGAAGCTTATAAAGCATCTATGTATCTTGCACGTGAAAAAGGAAGTTTCGAAAAGTATGATTTTAGTAAACTTAAAAACGAAAAGTTTATGAAGACAATACCTGCAAGAATTCGTGCTGATATTAAAAAGAACGGATTACGTAACGCTGTAATGTTAACTGTAGCTCCAACTGGAACTATTAGCATGGTACTAGGAGTATCTACAGGTCTCGAGCCTATCTTTGCCCCGGTATATAAGCGGACATGGAAAACAACAACTCCAGGAGTGTTTAACGAAAATATCGTAATAGACCCTCTCTTCAAGGAAATGTATTTAAGGGGTAGAGATTTAACTCACTGTGTAGGAGCTTACGATGTAACTCCGGAAGAGCATATGAAAGTTCAATCCGTTGTACAGGCGCATATTGATTCTGCGGTTTCAAAAACTTGCAACTTACCTAATGATTATAAAGCAGAAACTTTATATGAGGATTTGCTATCACAAGCTCATGACCTTAAAGGTGTAACCTTTTATAGAGCAGGTTCTAGAGGTAACGAACCACTTCAAACGGTTGACCACACTACAATAGATTTAAACGCTTTAATTACAGGTGGGAAGTTAGAAGAGTTAGCATCTTCTATTGATACTTGTATAGATGGAGTGTGTGAGCTATGAGATTATTAGCAACTTTAGCATTATTGTTAGGAGCCTGTGGTCCTGGAGGGGAAGGTCATACTCCCCCTCCAGCTTGGGATTCTGAGGACTTGATAGGGCTGTGGACTCTTATTCCTGATGATAACCACTCTATTTTGATTTTAGAGTTTGCGGAAGATGAATGGGATATTTTAGATATGTATTCTGAAGTAAGACTTCGTCGTGTGTGGGATACAGAATGGGAACGTATTCGTATATTTGCTTCACATGGTGATGTAACCCCTGAGGGTATTACGGACTTTAGTATTAATTTTAGAGATGCTAACATGCCTTTTGCCTATTTTGAAGGCGTTATGGACGAAGATAAACTAGGTATTAAAGGGCTGATTTATTTTTGGGGAGATGAGAAAAAAGGCACAGCTTTTACAGCGGAGAAATTGTAATGCCTTTTTACAACTATTATTGTAAACCTTGTGAAGAAGTTTTTAGTGACCTTGTAAGTGGCGAAAATTACCAAGACCCGCAAGAATGTCCTTCTTGTGGGAAGCTATCTGAGAGAACGGCACGTGGACAGGAAATTAATGCGCATGGGGTAGGTTTAAAAGAACATTCTAGAGCTTCTAGTTCTAGTAGTCGTAGAAAAGTAGAAGAGTCTTGGTTAGAGGGAGAGATTGATAATACTAAGGAAGCTATTGAGGGTAAGTCCGGAGTTTCTCCATATACTAACTATAAAATAAATCATAATGTGGCTGTAGAACAGGGGCTTGCTAAAAAGGTAGACCCTAAGACAGCTAGAGTGCGTAGAAAGTCTTCTAAGGACTTAACCCAGACCGTAGCAAAAGCAATGTCCGATAAGGATAGAAAAAGGTCTGAAGACGGACATAACATAAAGGATAATTAAATGCCAATAATAAATTTTTTAAATACCTCTGAAAATCCAGATCCAGCTTATAAGCACGATAATGATGCAGGATTTGATTTATACTCTAATGAAGATGTCAGAATAGAGCCAAATCAAACTACTTTAGTAGATGTAGGCTTAAGGATAGATATCCCACCTGGGTTTGAAGGTCAAATTAGATTAAGAAGTTCTTACTCTAAGCTTTCAATAATAATTCCAAATGCACCTGGAACTATTGACAGTGGGTATAAAGGTCCTGTTATGGTTGCCGTTAGAAATTTAAAACTCGACGAACCTTTTGTAATCCTTAAAGGTGAGAGATTTTCCCAAATGGTAATTAACGAAGTTCCAGTCATAACGTTAAACTCCGTAGACAAGGATACATTCTTTGCTGAAAAAACATCTCGTAATGAGGGTGGTTTTGGGTCTACTGGAAACAATTGGTAAAGTAATAATTTTTTTGTATCTATTTTTATAACTTCAGAGCTTTTATAAAATAATGACTACCACATATGAATTATCAGATAATATCCAACGAGGTATTATATACTTAGCTAAATCGGATACTGGGTTTCTTACCCAAGCCATGCCGATGGTAAAAGCAGAGTACTTCGAATACCCTTCACACCAAAAGATGTACAAGATTATAGTAGATTACTATATTAAGTACAAAAAACTACCATCGGATGATTTTATCTTAGAAGATGTAAAACAGGTAAAAACTTCAAACGAATTATTTTCGGATTACCGAGATGAGTTAACTCTTATTAACAATTTAGATGAAAACTCATTAAATAATGAAGATTACCTATTAGATTTAGTCGAAGGGTTTGCTAAAGAGCAGTCATTAAAAGATGCGATTATCCGCTCCGCTGAGATGGTTAAATCTAAGAAGTACTCAGAAATAGAACCTATTATGAGGGGTGCATTAACGGTGAGCCGTAATGTAGACTTAGGTTTAGATTATTTCTCAGATATTGAAGAACGTTGGGCTCGTTTAAATTCGGATAAGCATAATGCTGAACATAGGACAATTTTTGAATCCTTAAATGAAGCATTAGAAGGCGGGTTAGCCTCCAAAGAGTTGGCAATGGTAGTCGCTCCTCCTGGGGTAGGTAAATCTCTTTACCTTGCTAATCAAGCTGTTCGTTCGTGTTTAGACGGGGCTGATGTTCTTTATATCACATTAGAGATGGCGGAAGATAGGGTAGCACAGAGACTCGATAGTATTTTCTCACGTATTCGCCAAGACCAACTAAAAGACCGCTGTGACGACCTTAAAAGTAGGTTAGACCAGGTCACCGCTACAGTTCCCGATAGAGGTCAGCTTAAGATTAAAGAGTTTCCTACAAAAAGAGCAACTGTAAACCAACTTCGTGCTTATTTAAATCAGTTAAGTAATTACGAAAACTTTTCACCGGATGTTATTATAGTAGATTATTTAGAATTACTAGCTACTGATAGTGAGATGGCTGAATACCAAGCTCAAGAGCGCCTAGCTCAAGAACTGAGAGGATTAGCTATTGAGCATAAGTGCTTAATGTGGACAGCTACCCAAACAAATCGTGAAGGTAAAAAAGTAAGGCTAATTACAGATACCGAGCTAGCAGATTCATACGGAAAAACCCGTGTATGCGACTTAGTTATCTCAATCAATCAAGACGAAGAAGAATTCGACAAAGGTAAATCTAGAATTTACATAATTAAATCCAGAAACGGCAGGGCAAGATTTATTATCCCGGCTAAAATGGATTATCAACGACTAGTAATAGGACAAGAGTAATGAGTTATGAACACCCAAATATTTTACATATAGGATTTAAGTCTTATGAAATCATACAGAAAGATTTAACTGATGTAGATGGAGATGAATTATATGGCTATGTGGATTTAACAACTAATGTAATTTACGTAGACCCTAGCCAAGATGAAATTGATTACAAAGGGACTTTACTTCATGAAATTCTTCATGTAGGGTTCCAACTGTTTGGACTTGGCGATGACGACGAAATGCCAGGAATTAGAAATGAATTTCTAACCACTATTACATCTAATATAATGCAGATGCTAGTAGCTTTAAACCCAGAACTTTTTGAATTTATATTTTCTCGAAAATCTTCTCCAAAATCTTTCAAAAATGTCTATAATATAAAGAACAATGAATAACGAAATTATAAACCTGTACGGAACCTTTGAACATGAGTATCTTAACATTTCAAAGAAATATTTACAAATCAACGATTCTGATATTGAATCTACGTTGATGAACCATTCTGCAATTTATGCTTATTTTGCTTCTCTTCTATCTTACGCTAAGCGAGTTAGAGATGAGAGCTCAATAGAGTTAGATAAGAAAGAATCCGAAGTTAGAGAGAAACGAAGAGCAGATCTTGAACTTGTTGGGGAGAAAGTAACACAAGGCGCTTTAAATTCGTATGTATTATCTGTTCCCAACCTTATAAAAGCTAAACAAGAATTAGCAGACGCTGATAGCAAGTATTCACTAGCTAAAAGCCTTATTAACGCGCTAGACCATCAGAAAGATTGCCTAGTACAAATCTCAGCCAATAAAAGAGCTGAAGCAAAACTATTTTCAACTAATTAAACAACTAATAATAACATGGTAAACATCGAAGAATTACGTAAAAAGTATAACCAAATTAACAAGGCTCCTGGAAGTGGCGATAGTGCTGATTTCCTTAAGAAGTTCTTGATGATGGAAGAAGGCACTACACAAGTGCGAGTCCTACCGGCTAAAGACCCGGATGAAAATTTCTACGCTGAAACAGGTATTCATCGTATTAATGATAAGAACCACCATTGCCCCCGAGTGAAGGGTGATGACTGTCCTATTTGTGACCTAAGTTTTAAACTTTGGAACACTAAAGACGAAGGCAATATGGCTATCGCCCGACAAATTAAAGCTCGTAAGCGTTTTTATCTAAATGCAGTTGAGCGTGAAACAGGTCAAGTTAAAATCCTATCCGTAGGTATTAAACTATTCAGTAAAATTCTTGATTGTTTCTTTGACGAAGATTTTGGAGATATTACAGACTTGAAAGAGGGTAATGACTTTAAAATCATTAAAGATAAATCAGGTGAATGGCCGAATTATGATAAATCATCTCCAAAGCCTTCTAAATCAGAGGCTGGAAGTGAAATGGA